GTCTCGGTTACTAAACCGTCACAACACTGATGTCCACCCTCGATTCAGCCGAATGCGTCGAGAGACGCTACGATCGGGACTCGAGGCTCTACCTGTTCGCTCTAGTGAGCAAACAGACTCCAATACATGATTCCAATCATGCTCCTTGAGTTTATTCTCTTGGGGTTGGAGACGCCAGACACGACTACAAAACCACTGCGTAGAACGAGACCAATAGGCCTCGCCCCAAACAGCGGAATTGCAGCGAGAGAACTCGGCTATGCCACCGTGATTAGGATTGTTAGTCAAACTGATCGTCTTTCGACGTTCAACAAGACCAACTCTCCGTCCGTTAGCAAGTACAAGACTATACGAACGCCGCGACTTGCGGCTCCCGTTAAACCTTGTATCAAACCGAGATCTTAGCATCTGATATGTAGAGCAGGCAGCCTCTTCGTAACCTGCTAAGCGCAAGCGCATAGCTAAGTCACTTAGAGATTGCAATCCCTGTACATGTTCGGCATCGACTGTAGTCTTCCAGCGGAGCGGAGTGACGTTAGTGCCATTAAAAGCATCAACACCACACGACTCGCGGAAGGCTCCTCGCCAAAAGGATTTTGTCCTATTGACGAGCAATCCGAATGACTCTAAGTCGGCACAAACCGACTCAGCGCACTCGGAAGGTATGACGATGTCATCACCGAACACAAACACAGCACCGGGTTGATGAAACCCGTGGCGCTGCATTGAAGCTACACATATAGACCAGAAGACTAGACTCTGAACAGGAAACGTTGTTGCGTTCCCCATAGGAGCGTAGCAGTTCAGGTCAGCCCGAATGTTGGCAATATTGCCTATCTTCGGAATGACTACCTTCTGGGCTCGACAACATCCGAAGAACTTATACTTCCTCCCAAAGAGGATCTGTACAAGCGGCTCCGAAATGCGGTCGGAAGCCTCCTTCATGTCGATCGTGGCATAACGCCGCGACCTAGACGAAGTAAGGGCAATCCGACCGTTTACCGACTGATCGTCGAACTGGATCCGGCCTCGCGGCCAGGGACCAGAACAACGACGATTGAGAGAGATAGCTCTCTCTAGCTCGCGACGCAATCCCTGCTGTAGCCAAATAGCTTCAGCGGGATGGACACAAATAAGGCGTGGCCCACGGCTGTCTTTAGGGACAGCAATGAGTTTTGCCTCAATTATGTCTGTATACTCCAGATCCGTATGTTGACCACAATGCTCGCTATTAAAATAGAGAGCATAATAATCGCTATACGGATAGAGGTACTCTATCGTAGAGTACCTCTTCTCCCACCTCTCCTTAGAGGTAGTTACTGCACCAGGTCCGTGGGAAGGCTTTAACGCCTTCTCATTTACTTTGTGAAGAACTGACTGGCAGTGTCTACGAGCGCCGTCGAGACAGCTGGGGGACAACCTACATAGGTCAGCCCCAAACCGCCCAACAGTATAATTAACTTCAATAAATGTCTTGAAGGCTTTTTCGGTTGTTTTGTTGTCATGTGTCACTTCGGCTTTGTAGCAGAATAGCAAAAGCTGACGAAGATATCGTAGTTTTACTGGGTCCACTAAGGACGCAGCTACGAGTCTCCTCATCCATACTGGAAACATATCTAGTTCGGGCTTACGCCCAAATTCGATACACTCCAGTATGTGCTTTTCTAGCTTAGGAGCCTCAGTGAGGCACCATTGCAGCCCTTCATAAGACCCTCGTATTTCAGAGAATCCAGAATGAGCTGCTACATCTGCTAGCAGGCTTACGTATGTATGTTCTATAGCATGCATATTATGGAGGATCCAACAAGCCTGGCCATGGTATATTTGATACCACCCAGGTGAGCCTAGATGGCATCAGTTGCTATCTATTTGCCATCCGGAATAACAGAATTACTTCTCGTTATTCAGGATGTTGACGATAAGGTTCGCATCTGCTACAGCAGCCTTAAACGTAGCTACGACATTGTCGAGCTGCGCTTGAGTTGCCGTAGACGGGACTGCGATCACGAAATAAGCAGAAGTAGTAATACTCTGCAGATTCGCGTCAATATCGGTCCGATCAATTCGCCCAGTAAAACGTTTACCCGGTACTTTCGTAGCGGAGTCGACGTAATCTTGCGATTTGATAACCAACTTGTCGGGAGTATTAATACCCCGAGTGGTTGATTGACGTTCAGAGAGTTCCTTCAAATCGAAGGTCTTCTTGAACACGATAGTATTGAATGTCAGATCGGCATTCATTGTTTGGATCTTTATGGTTGAACTATTGCTGGAACGAATTCCGCCTAGCTCTCACGAGCATGGGCAGAGGTTATGATAGTTGAAGTCCTATCATCCGATACTTGGAGAAGTTCTAATATCAGGCATTCCTGATTAAAAGAAACTCCACGATCGTTTGGCGCTTTATGTAAGAGAAGCTCTAAGAGCTCCGCTAACAAGAGCGACTGACGATGGGATAACTTCATCTGAAGCAACTTACCCAACATTAGGGCAAGATGCTTGGACGGAGCTTCAACCTGGCTGACAGTATTAGTTTTCATATGAATACTAATTCTAACAGTATCATTCCTTACGCATATCGCGCGGCTAACGCCTTATTCGGGCGAGTTGCTGAGCGATCAGAGCAGCAGAAATAGCTGCCTGATTCTTTCCGAAATGCGGTTGCCATCTGATGGAAATCCCACCAGGAGCAACTGGAATTCTCTCGTAGTGCTTAAACTCACACGAGCCAAGAGAACGATCGAATAAGACGGAACCATCACAAGGACTTTTCCTTGTCATGAATACGTCTGTTCCGAGTTCGTATGTAAATGAGCGTGTGAAACTCACGATTTTGTAGGGGGTAACCCCCAACACTTTATCGAGAGCATCAAGCGCTCCTTTCAAATCCACAAACCAGTCTACCACAAAAGAAAATGGAATTTTCTCCCATGCTAGCCTAGCAGGTGAAGTTGCAAACCTAGACATAAAGAGATCGGCCTTCTGAAAGAAGCCGGTCAAGTACTTATTGTCGTTATTAGGTTTGACACGCAGAACATACCTAACCTGGGGCGCTTTAACAACACGCCCTTGGGTCGTCCAGATGCTTACGACTACACCACCTATGGTGGTTGGCGCACGCTCTGAATCATCATACGACGCAATCGCTTCGGCTTTAACGCTAAAGCGACTGTCCGCATTATTGGTATGTCTTTCAATATCCTTAACCAGTTTTGGCATGTACTTGTGGATCGCGACGAAGTCAGAAAGTAAGGGAGCAATCCCAAACTTCCAGGCTAAGAAGCCGCCACTAGCAGTACGAATCATAGGTCGAACCTTATTCCACAACGGAACTTGTGCAACAGCAACTCTCTTGAAGATTGAATCTCCAGGATTGACGCTGTGCAAGCGTGTATTATTATACACAAGCTTGCTTAGCACAGGTAACGAAGTGGCTAACGATTTGATCGATGGCCATATCTGATTACCTTCAACAATATCAAGCAGAACGTCAGCTTTAAGCTGGCGCGCTTGCTCGAGCACTCTCGCCTTTAGCGAGGGTTCGTTGAAGGAGGACGTATTGATCATCCAATGTCTAGGCAAAGACGAGTCATTTGACACGTCATACGTGCAGAAATAATCGACGCCCGAATCGGCGAACGAGTACCAATATGGTCCCGCTCCCCGATCCGTAACGACGCCATTCTGCCCTGCCTGGGAGGAAGCCCACTTGTAGTCTGCAATGTCATCAAATCGAGAAATAATTCTCGTTCGACGTCTATGCATACACTTATGGGGATCCCCCTTCCCTAGACCGTCCGTCATTCTCTCGTCAATTTTGTCGAGAGCGACGTTATGAGCCGGAAAAGTAACCGGCTGTGGTGAGGCACCTGTAACTGAACCGCACGGGACCCACGACTCCGTTGGAGGAATGGATCCTATGCCAGCCCATGTGTGCCACGTACTA